AAGCCCGGCTACATGCCCGGGCTGGTGTCCGAATCGGCGATGGCCGCCGAGCGGCTTGGATCAGGTCGAGGTGCCGATGTTGATCAGCTTGACCACGGCCGACAGCTCCTCGAACGTCCAGTCCACCTTCACGGTGATGGCGTACTGGTTCGCGCGGCGGTAGATGTCGCGGTCCTTTTCGATGCGGATGTCGCGGCCGATCGCGACGATCAGGTTGCGCATGTGGGTGAGCAGGAGCGTCGGCGAGGCACCGTAGGTGACCTTGACCGTCGCGCCCGAGGTGATACCGGCACCGACGCGGGTGATCGTGCCCGCCGCGTAGTCGATGCTGTAGTCCGTGTTCTCGACGAACGGCGTGGTGGGGCTCGCTCCGAGCGTGCCGAGCGTGACCACGACCGAGCCGAGTTGCAGGTTGGTGCGGCGCAGCGAGGTCGGGGTGGTGCCCGTGACCACGACATGCTCGACCTCGCGGTAGTTCAGCGGGTAGAGCGGGAACGGCACCAGGGGCGTGCCGTACGGCGTGATCGGCTTGGTGCTCATCAGCGCGTCGTCGCCGGCAGACGTGCCACGGGCCGAGACACGCTCACGGAACTGCTGCTCCACATCGATCGAGGTGACCCAGCGGAGGTCCGCGCGGTTGCGCTTGAACTTCGCCGGCATCGCGTTCATCACCTTGGAGAACAGGTTCGAGCCGATGTTCTGGCCGGCCGCGTCGACGACGTTGGCACCATCGGCCTGGCGGAGCCAGCCGTTGCCCATCGCCAAGTAGGTGTCCTTGACGACCTTGGTCAGATCACCGCCGTCGGTGATGTCGTTCTCGATCGCCGCGCGACCGAGCACGTCACCCTCGATGTACAGGGTCTCGAGGTCGTTGCCGAGCTGGGCCGCCATCATCTTGATGATGTGGTCCTCGACGCCTTCACCTTCCAGGTTGATCTCCTTGAAGGTGTCGCCGATCTCGAACGGAACGATGATCTCCTTGGGGGTGAGGATCACCCGCGAGGTGGAGACGCCGCGCCGACCGGCCGGGGCTTGCGCCTCGACGGCGGGCATGGCGACGCGCTTGCCGACACCGATCTTGTCGATGTACATCTGCTCGTTCGTGAAGCGCTCCGTGCGAGCGTTGTTCTTCAGACCGCTCAGATCGAAAACGTAATCGATGAACTTGTCCGCCTGCTTGGGGTTCAGCTTGCCCTGCGCCGCCAGAGCATCGGTGGTGACCACCGCCTTCTGAACGTTCGCCTGGACAAGCTCCTCGTTTGTGGTGCCCATGTCCTGTTTCCTTCGTTAGTGGGTGGTGATCGCCAGTTGAGTTGAGATTAGAGGACGCCCGTCCAGATGGACTTCTGCTTCTCCACCGGCTGGGATGACGTGGTGTTGTCGCCGAGCGCCTTGGAGACGGCGTCGGTCTTCTCGATCGCGTCGATGCGCTTGGTGACGGCCGTCTGGCCCTCCTTGATCTCGGTCATGGCCTTGGTGAACCAGGCCGGGGCCTCGTCGGACTTGTTGACCGAGCCGTTGGCCGGAGTCGCGGCCTTGGGGTCGGGCTGCGTGGTCGCGCCGCCACCATCGTTCGCGCCACCACCGGACTGTGCCGTGGCGGGCTTCGCGGTCCACTCCTCGAGTGCCTTGGTGAAGCCCTCGTTGTCGACGGTCTTGTACATCCCGGCGATGTGCTTGAACGCCTCGGCGAGCTTGCCCAGGCGCTCCTTGCTGAACTGCTTCTGGCCCGCCTTGAGGATGACTTCGAGCGCCTTGGCCGTGGCCGCTTCCTCGTCGCCATCGGGCTCGTCGTCCATCGCCTTGATGGAGTCGCGCAGCTTGGCGAGTGCCTCCTTCATGAAGGCGGGCAGCTTGCCCTTGGGCTTGTCCTTGTCGTCCGCTTCCTTGGCCTTGGAGACCAAGGTGGTGACGGGTTCCAGGGACTTGTTGATGAGGGTCTGGAATTCTTGAGCGGCTGCGACCATGGACTTGAGCCTTTCGATGTCGGCCGCGACATCCGCAGCCTTGCTGGGGTCACCCATCTTGTCCTGGATCCTCCACAGGAGGTCCTGGGCGGCACGCGTGGTGACGGACGCGGCGGTGTACGGGTCGAGCGTGACACCGCCACCTGCCTTGTTGACTGACGAGTCGGAATTGGAATCACCCACAGGAGCCTCCAATGACTTGGTGACCACGAACGGTTCCTCATTCGCCGGACGGTCGACGATCGACACCTCGCCTACGTCGATGGCGACGAGCCGCTGCTTGGCTTGTTCTGCTGCTGACATCGTGGACTGCCTAATCCTACGCGAACCTTCCGCGATGGAAGGTCAAGGATCAGACGCTCAAGCGCTGGACGCGAGCAACTCCGCCGATGCTGAATCCCGTGATCTGCCCAGTTTTGATCTTGGTCCAGAGCACATCGTTCTTCACCCGGACCGTCATCATCCATGTTCCGGCCGTGATGACGCGGTTGTTCAACACGTAGTCTGCAGGAGCGATGTAGGACTCGACCAGTTCCACACCCTCGGGCTTCATGATCTCGTGCTGCAGACCTAGCTGGGTCTTCTGGTTGTAGCGAGCGAGGAAGTTGTAGGCCGCTGCCTCGATGACCTCCTTGGAGATGATGTCGCCTTGAGCGTCAACCACTTCAGGCTGCAACACGATCCCGGTCACGAGTCGCTTCTCATCGTCTGCCTTGGAGACGAATGTGATGGTCTTGGCCATGGCCGGACGCTCTCCCAGAGGGAACAGCATCTGCTTCTTGCCCACCGCCATCAGGAGATGAGTGAATGTGAACTCCTGCCGAGGCAGCTTGTGAATCGGCATATCGGAGTCCTGCTCCATGTACTTGAGCGTGATGTGCGGCGTGTAGCCGTGGTCAGTCTTGGGACGCGGTCCGTTGGCCTTGACCTCCGAACCAGCCGCGCTCGCGATCGAGGCGCACTTGTGGACATGGTCGACGAGGTGATCACGAATCTCATGGAGTCCAGGGCTGTCAACATGGGCAATGAGGACGTCCTTGCCATCGCTCGTGCCGCTCGCGTTGAACCGACCCACGCCACCGATGTGGGCCTTGGTCGGCTTGTAGCCCTCAGCGGACATGGCCACGCACTTCGTGATCGTGTCCAGCTGGTCAGGATGGACGTCCTTGCCGACCTTGCCGTAGAAGCCGAGTGTGACGTGCATCTCGTGGTGGGGCGTTCCGTCCGGTTGGGCCAGCGACTTGGCGATCTGCTCGGGAACGACAAGCGCGAGCATCAGACTGTCGAAGCTGCCCGCCGGTTGGCCATTCGGTTGCTGGTTCGCCGGATCGTCCACGGGCGCTTCCGGCGCGGTGACACCCGGAGCACTCGGCTCTGCCTGGGCGGCAGGTGCTGGCGGCTTCACGATGTCGCCGTTCGGTTCCTGGATGGTCGGCGGCGCACCCTTGTCGACCTGGCACGCGCACTTCTCCACCTTGCAACCGCACTTCCGAGGGAGCGTGACCTCCTCACTCGTGTCCGCGGTGTCGTCGATCTTCGGCACCTTCACCCGCTCGCCCGGGTAGTCACGGGATGCGATGCTCGACGGTGGCGCCTTTCCGGCATCAGCGAGCGTGTCGCTGGTCGCCACGGACTTGCTGGCGTCCTTGCGGACAGTGCGGTACTCCTCGGCGGGCATGGCTCGACGCGTCATGCCCTGAATTCTATCCCCAGCCGTCGGCCGGCTCGAAGGTCAGTTCCGCGTCCTCGGATATGTCCACCACGCAACGACAAGCCCCATGGAAAGGTGGCAGTATGTACTTGCCTGGAGCGTTCTCGATGTCAGATACCTTGGATGCCCAAGGATGGATCGAGCGGACCTTGTCCGGGGTGTCGGCTTCCTCGAGACTGGACAACATCTTCTGGGCATGCTTGACCTGGAAGGTCTTGCCGTCCATGAAGCGGCATCGCTTGCAAGTCCTCTCATCGCCGGCAGCAACTATGACGTAGCTGGTCACGCCGATCTGGAGCATCTGCGACATCTGCCCGCGCACCCGGGCGCTCGATGTGACGTTGGCGGCCAACATCTCGAAGTAGCTCGCCGACTTGTTGGCCAGTCCAGCAGGAATCTCAATCCCGCTCGCTGTCAGCCGCTCGGCGAGCTTCTGCTCGAGGAGCTTCCCGGCTTCAGCCCGGCCGAGACCTGTCTCGAGCATGGCCTTGGACACGATGTCGTCGACAGACTCCGACATGCCAGATGCATAGAAGTCATCGATCCAGTTCAGCTGCGCTCTTGCCATCGACGCGATAGCACGCTCGTCGCGGAGCGTCAACGCGGACTCGAGAGACACGATTGGCGAGCCTGCCTCGCTGACCTCTGCCAGTCTGGCTCCAATCTTGTCCATGCGATTGAGGTCGTCAGCCTCGACTGGTCGGAAGCGAACCGCAATCGGTCTGTCACTATCGAGCGCAGCTGCCCACAGCCGATGGTTCCCATCAGCCACGAAGTAGTCACCGGCCGCGTTGACGTCAATCTCGACGCCAGCCAGCTCACCTCCCTTGTTCCAGACGTTGAGGATGCCAGACGTCCGGCTGTCGGCTGCACTGTCCCCACCGGTGTCGATGCCGTAGAGCTTCAGCTTGGCCAGGTCGGACGGCTTGACCACGTAGATGCGATCCCGGTAGGTCTCGCGGCTCAAGCTGCGGAACTTGGGCACTCCCTCGACAGGCTTGGCGCCAGGATTGAAGACTGTGGAGCCGTCAACCACAGCGTCTGGGTCAAATCCCTCTGGGACCTTGGGACGCTTGGACCCCTTGCGCGTCGGCTTGTAGCGATCCTGCGCCCTGGCCAACATCTCGCGCTTGCCTTCCAGGTAGGCATTCCTGGCCACGGTCTTCACCGGAGCAGCGGCAGCCGTGCCCATCGAACCGAACGGCGCAGCTACGGCACGTAGGATTGCCGCCTTGCCTGCGCCCCCACGGAAGGCTGACACCCCGCGTGAAACTGCCGTAGCGGCACGGCTAGACCACGCGGTGGTCAAGCTGCTGGCCAGCCGGTTCTCCATCTGAAGGAACAAGGCATCGCCGGACGTGGCCGTTGCCTTCGCGATCAGAATGTCGACCGTGATCAGCCGCTCGAAGTCCACGTCAGGCCGCATCTTGGCTCCTCGACAGCCCCTTGCGCTTCAGGAGCGCGTTCTCCAGTTCCTCACGGAGCTTGAGCAACCCGACGAGGATGCCGGCGTTGCTGTCCTGGGTCAACCCCTTCACTGCCAGCTGGTGCATCGGCTCGGCCGTGTTCTTCACC